TGACGGCAGTGGCAATGGCAACCGCCGAACCATTGCGATTGAATGTATTATGTCTTCTGCATATAATGACAAAGACAAAAAGTCCGAGGATAACTGTGCAAGACTTGCGGCGGCACTTTTGAAAAAGTACAATCTTGACATAAACCACCTTTACACCCACACCCATTGGCTGAATGTTCGTGACGGAAAGTCAGGCACTTTGGATTATCTCAATACAGCGAAAAATCCGTACAAAACGTGTCCGCTGTACATTCTGCCCCATTGGGCAGAGTTTAAGAAAAAGGTGCAGTCCTATATGAACTCCGGTTCTTCCGCACCTGCAACACCTTCTGCTAAAAAGATTTATAGAGTGAGAAAGACATGGTCTGATGCAAAGTCGCAGATCGGTGCTTTTTCTTCTCTGGAAAATGCAAAAAAGGCTTGTAAACCGAGTTATTCTGTGTTCGATAGCAACGGCAAGGTTGTTTATCCTGTTAAGAAGTCCGTTGATGAAATTGCCCGTGAGGTTATTCAGGGAAAATGGGGCAACGGTGCTGACCGCAAAAACAGACTCGCCAATGCCGGATATGACTACAATGCTGTGCAGAAATATGTGAATGAACTAATGAAATAAACTTTATAAACGGCTGTTGAACCAATCGGCAGCCGTTTCCATTTGGAGGTGCCTTATGACTGACGCTGATAAAACTCAAATAATAAAGTTAAAGGCAAATGGCTATGGATATAGGAAAATAGCCGCTGAACTAAAACTATCGGAGAACACGGTAAAGTCATTTTTGAAGAGAAACAGCGATGCCTGCCTTGTCTGTGGCACAGTCGTTATCGGAAGAAAATATTGCAGCGACAAATGCAGAATGACATGGTGGCGGAGGCATCCCCACCGCACTTCCGGAATGATTGAATACAAATGTGAATCTTGTGGAAAAACGTTCTACGCTTACCCAAGCAAGTCAAGAAAATACTGTTCTAAAACCTGTTATGGCAAATCCTGCCGAAAGGAGTACCGCAATGACCAGTGAAAAATTACAGCATATCGCCACCTACAAAGTGGCGATTATTTTATTCCGAAAGCTACTGAAAAGCGGCACAATCACGGAGTCTGAATTTCACAGATGCGAGTCAAATATTGCCGAAAAATGTGGCTTATCCTTGTGCAGCATATATCGTGAAATTGCTTGACTTTCAGGCACTTCTGATTTAATATGTAACACTGACAAGGAGGCGATTTTATGGCAAGAATCGTGGAGAGAGTAGATTTTTATACTCCAAAAATAAAAAAGCAGAAACGAGTTGCTGCTTATGCTCGTGTTTCCAGCGGAAAGGACGCTATGCTGCATTCCCTTTCCGCACAGGTCAGCTATTACAGCGATCTGATTCAAAAAAATCCTGAATGGCGTTTTTGCGGAGTTTATGCCGATGAAGCAATGACCGGAACCAAGGACAGCCGTCAGAACTTTCAGAAAATGCTTGCGGAATGCCGTGCAGGAAATCTGAATCTTATCATCACAAAATCCATTTCAAGATTTGCGAGAAATACGTTAACACTTCTTGAAACAGTGCGTGAACTGAAAGATTTAGGTGTTGACGTTTATTTTGAGGAACAGCAAATTCACAGTCTTTCTTCAGACGGAGAATTGATGTTATCTATTCTTGCAAGCTACGCACAGGAGGAGAGTTTATCCGCAAGTGAAAATCAGAAATGGCGTATCCGTAAGGATTTTGAAAAAGGAAAGGTCAGCAGTTTGCAGATGCTGGGTTACAAAAGGAATCATAACGGAGTGCTTGAAATTATCCCTGACGAAGCGAGAATTGTCAGGCTGATTTTCAACAGTTATCTGTCGGGAATGGGGAAACTTGCAGTTGCAAATATGCTGAATGAAATGCATATCTCCACCAAATTTGATAACGAATGGACGGCGGAAGCAGTCAGAAGAATCCTCACAAATGAAAAATACTGTGGTGAACTTATGCTGCAAAAATTCTACAGTGAAAATCATCTGACAAAGAGGAAAATGGTCAATCACGGTGAGATCAAAAAATTTTATGTGGAAGAAGCACATCCTCCGATTATTGAAAAGAGCGTATTTCTCGCAGTGCAGAACTTGATGAAAAAGCATCAAGAACAGTTTACTCCAACCAAATCAACGGCTGTCACTTATCCGTTTACAGGCAAAATCAAGTGCGAATGCTGCGGCAAAAATTATCGCAGAAAAACAACGCCAACGGGCATTGTCTGGATCTGTGCTACATACAACACAAAGGGTAAAAAATACTGTTCTAAAGCAAAGCAAATTCCCGAAAATACGCTGATTTCAGTATGTTGCGAAGTGCTTGATTTACAAAAATTTGATGTGAATGTTTTTGAAAGTCAAATTGCAATAATTCTTGTTCCTGCACCAAATGAGATGACATTTATTTTCACTGACGGACATCAGATTTCTGCAAACTGGAAAGACCGTTCACGTTCCGAAAGCTGGAAACCTGAAATGAAAAAAGCCACCGGAGAAAGGAGCAGAAAATGGCACGAACAGTCACGATGATTCCCCAAACGATCAATCCCTTGACGCATCTGCCAAATGATATAGTCATAAAACGCAGGGTTGCAGGATATGCGAGAGTTTCTACGGAACAGGAAGAACAGCAGACTTCCTATGCTGCACAGGTGGATTACTACACCAAATATATCAAAAAACACGGCGAATGGGAGTTTGTAAAGGTCTATACAGACGAGGGAATTTCCGCAACAAATACAAAGCACAGAGATGGTTTTAATCAGATGATAAAAGATGCTCTGGACGGAAAAATCGATCTTATCATAACAAAGAGTGTTAGCCGTTTTGCCCGAAATACCGTAGATTCTCTTTCCACGATACGAAAACTGAAAGAACATAACGTGGAGTGTTATTTTGAAAAGGAGCAAATCTGGACGTTTGATGGCAAGGGCGAATTGCTCATCACGATTATGTCGAGTTTAGCTCAGGAAGAGTCACGCTCCATTTCCGAAAACGTCACATGGGGACACAGGAAACGTATGGCAGACGGAAAGGTTTCACTCCCCTACTCCAGTTTTCTCGGTTACAAAAAAGGTGAAGACGGTCTGCCGAAAATTGTACCGGAAGAAGCCGAAATCATCCGTTTTATTTATCGTTCTTTTCTTGAGGGCATGACTACTTACAGCATTGCAAAGGCTTTGATGTATCGTGGTGTTCTATCTCCGAGTGGTAAGGAAAAGTGGTACGCATCAACAGTTGAAAGTATTCTGACTAACGAAAAATACAAGGGGTCTGCACTGCTGCAAAAGAGTTTTACCACTGATTTTCTTACGAAAAAGAAAAAAATCAACGAAGGTGAAGTACCACAATACTACATTGACGAAAGTCACGAAGCAATTATAGATCCACAAGATTTCGAGCAAGTCCAGCTTGAAATGAAAAGGCGTAAAAAGCTCGGCAAGCAGTACAGCGGAAATTCACTCTTCGCTGCAAAACTTGTATGTGCGGACTGCGGTTGTTTCTTCGGCTCTAAGGTCTGGCACTCCACAAGCAAATACCGACGTGTCATCTGGCAGTGCAATAACAAATTCAAAGGACAGCAGCTTTGCTCCACACCGCATTTGTATGAGGATGAAATCAAACAGCGTTTCATTAACGCATTTTCGATGTTTTTTCAGGAAAAGGATTTGATTCTTGAAACAGTTCAGATGCTTATTGAGAGCATTTCCGACACTTCTGCACTCAATACGAAAATTGAAAAAACCATTCAGGAAATGAGTAATACTTCCGCATTAAATCAAATGCACATTCAGAACAATATCGTGACGGCAAGAAACAAGGAAGAATTCGACAGACGTCACGATGAATTGGTTCAGCAGTACGAAAGTCAAAAGACAATTTATGAGAAACTAATGCAGAAAAAGAGTAACCAGCAGAATAAAGTCAAACAACTTCAGCAGCTTGTTCTTCACCTTGAAAAAGCTGATACCCCTATCGATACGTTTGATGAAAATCTTTGGAGAACGATGATTGAAAAAGTTACGATTTTTCATGATAACAGAATGTTTTTTCAGTTCCTTGACGGTACAGAGATTGAAGCATAAATTAACATTCAGCCGCCGCAGTAGTCA